AAGAAGTTACAGAAGCTAATGCTAGAATTGAAGGAGATGTATTTAATGATCCTTATTATACAGATGGAATTAAGATAGATGATATTATGAGAGAAGTTGGTGAGCAAGCTCCATCAATTAAAAAAGCATCTGGCGGTATTGCTAGAATGTTAGGAGAGTAAATGGACTTTATAGAAAAAATCTTAAATGATTTTGAAGATGACTTTGGCCCAAGCGCCACGGTCCAAGAATCACGGCCCATGTTTAATAATGGTGGTATGCTGGTACAACCCAGTAATGATGGATCACGGCCAGGGTATGCTAAACAAAAAAATGTTGGTAAAGATTTAATAACATTTAAAGAATTAGTTAAACTAGATTTACCTTATTCTGAGGCTACATTATCTAATGTTTTTTCTTCACCAGATAGAAACAAAAATTTAAAAAAATTATTTAAAAATAATGGTTTTGAAGTTGTGAGCAAAGGACCTAGAAACACATTACTTTTTAATAGACCTTCCGCAGGACAAATAGATAATTTGTGGCAAGATACAATAAAATTAGCTGAAGCAGGTAACGCTACTATACCAGACAAAATGCGTATTCCTTTTAAAAATGAAGTATTAAAAGTTTTTAATGAGTTTAAAAAAACAAATGCACCTTTTACAACTTCAGATATTTATTACAAAGTAGTCGAAAACGTAGGGGACAACAAGAGAATTTTTATACCTAAAAAATTAAAAGGAGATACTAGAGTACCAGGAGAATCTATAAAAGCTGCTCTTGGAAAAGATAATGCTAAACTTTTATTAGATGGAAATATTGCACGAATAGAAAAAACAACAGCTAACAGAAAAAAAATGTTTAATCTTTTATTAAAAGGAGAAACAGATGTTATATCTTTAGCTAAAGATTTAGGGATTAGTAAAAAAGATGTGTACGCTGAAGCAAATAAACTTTTTGATGATTCTTATAGATATAATGCTAATTTGGTAAGAAAAACAGGAGCAGGTAGTGGGTATGGTTATTTAAAAGATTATAATCAATCTGATTTTAATACTGTACTTAAAAATTTAAGAAACTCTGGTTTTGAAAAATTAGATGAAAGAAGTGCTAGAGCACTAATATATAATGCATATGGCGATAAAAATAGTGTTAACTATAGTCCAAAAAAATTTGATGCAAGTTTAAAAAAATTATCAGAGTATAATAAAATTAATGCTGAATTAAGAAATACTTTTGGAAAAGGATTTCAATTAGATCACACTCTATCATTTAAAGCATTAAAAGATTTAGGAAATACAACCCCTGAAAATTTAATTAGGCTTAATCCTCTTCCAGAAAATATAAATAAAATGAAAGTAGCATTTGATAGAAGTTATAATAATATAATAACACAGTTAAGAGATGGAAATATATCCCCTAATATTTCTAAAAATTTATTAGAAAAAAAGAAATTAATAGAAGATATTTCAACAAAAACAAATATTGGATCTTTTAAAGTAGATTCATCTGGTAGAAAAATTTTATCTTTTGGAGCAGATCCTTTTTTAAAAACAGATATTCCTTCACAAATGTTAAAAAATGTTGATGTACAAAATAGATTAGTGGATGTTTTAAAAGATTATTCTGATGAAGATTTAAAAAAAATTACAAAGAAAAAAAGTTTTGAATCTTTAAAAAATTTAGAGAAAATACCTAAAAAAGAAATTACCGCAATTCAACAACAAATCAAAAATCAATTTTGCCCTGGCAACAGATCAGGTGGTACACCTGGTTCATGTGATATTAGCGAAGCTATGGATAATATGTTAAAAAAAACTAACGCTGTTAAACAAGGTACAATCAAAGGTGCTGAAGCAACTAGAATTGCACAAAAAGCATCTAAGGTTGTAAGGTTTGGAACTGGAGTAGGTTTAGCTAAATTCTTAGGACCGTTAGGATTAGGTGCAGAAGCTGTGTTTGAAGTTGCAATGGCAGTTCCTGGTTATGGAAAAGGTAAGAGTGGTCAAAGAATTTTAGGAGATAGTTTACTAGGATTAATACCTGGTGTTGGTCAAAGTTCAGAAGAAGAGTTCGCGGAGTATGCAACTAAAGATGGCATGTCACAATTAGAACAACAAAAAATAAAAGATGTAAATAGATTTTTAGAATTAAATAATTCTTTACCTAGTGCTCAAAAAAATATAGGTAAAGGAAAAAGAGGTGACCCATTAGCAGGAGCAAAAACTTTTACTAAACAATATAAAGAATTTAGTCCTCTTTATAATCAATTTGTTGGAGGACCTCCTTCAGAATCCGCTAGCACTGCTTTTGCAGAACAACAAAGAATAAATGATTTAATTAAAGCCGATGAATTAGAACGAGCTAGAAAAAGAAACATTGCTATGAATGAAGATTTTATGGCAGCAGGAGGTGGTATTGCTAAAATGGCAGGTGATAGATCAGGACCACCACCACAATCAGGACCGAACTCACAAGGGTTGCAAGGTCTATTTAATCGTGTTAAGAACTACTAGGAGTAATAAATGGCAGATATAGATAAAGGACTCCCTAACACTAGAACTAAGATTGACATCCCTTCAGAAGAAGAGATGGCAGAAGAAGTTAGTGTTCAGGAAGAAGATATTCAAAAAGGACCTGTAGAGGTTATCCCAGAAGAGGATGGTGGAGTTACATTAGACTTTGAACCAGGATCAATAAATGTACCTGGAACAGAATCACACTTTGATAACTTAGCTGATATTTTACCAGATGATATTTTAGATCCAATTGGAAATGAAATGGTTCAAAATTACATGGACTACAAATCATCTAGAAAAGAATGGGAGAGTGCTTACACAACAGGATTAGATTTATTAGGTTTCAAATATGAAAATAGAACTGAACCGTTTCAAGGAGCTTCAGGTGCAACGCATCCAGTTCTTGCTGAAGCTGTAACTCAGTTTCAAGCACAAGCTTACAAAGAATTATTACCAAGTGATGGACCAGTAAGAACTCAAGTCATTGGTAAAAAAAATCCACAAACAGAACAGCAAGCACAACGTGTTAAAGATTACATGAACTATTTAATCATGGATACGATGAGTGAATACGAATCAGAATTTGATTCTATGTTATTTCATTTACCACTTGCAGGTTCTACGTTTAAAAAAGTTTACTACGACCTACCACTTGGAAGAGTGGTGTCGAAGTTTGTACCAGCAGATGAATTAATTGTTCCGTACACAGCTACCTCATTAGATGATGCGGAAGCAGTTATTCATACTGTGAAAATTTCTGAAAATGAATTAAGAAAACAACAGGTGGGCGGATTCTACAGAGATGTAGAATTAAGTCCTCCCGGTACAGAGACTAATGGAGAATTACAAAAGAAAGAACGTGAATTAGAAGGAACTAAAAAGACAGGTAAGAACGAACCTGTGTATACTTTGTTAGAGTGTCACGTTAATGTAGACTTAGAAGGTTTTGAAGATGTTGGAGAAGATGGAGAACCAACAGGAATAAAATTACCTTATATCGTTACAGTCGAAGAAGGTAGTAGAGAAGTTTTGTCTATTAGACGAAACTATGCGCCCGATGATACAAAGAAAAATAAAATCCAATATTTTGTCCACTTCAAATTTCTGCCAGGACTAGGATTTTATGGCTTTGGACTCATTCATATGATTGGCGGATTGAGCAGAACGGCAACGGCTGCTCTCCGTCAATTATTAGATGCTGGAACTTTAGCTAACTTACCTGCTGGATTTAAACAGCGTGGTGTTAGAGTTAGAGATGAGGCATCACCAATACAACCAGGTGAATTTAAAGATGTAGATGCACCGGGTGGAAATTTACGAGATGCATTCTTTCCATTACCATACAAAGAACCAAGTCCAACACTTCTACAGTTATTAGGAGTAGTTGTACAAGCTGGTCAAAGATTCGCGGCTATTGCTGATATGCAAGTGGGTGATGGTAATCAAGGTGCTGCAGTAGGAACTACTGTTGCTCTTCTAGAACGTGGATCACGTGTAATGTCTGCAATACATAAAAGATGTTATGCAGCAATGAAGAATGAATTTAAATTACTTGGAAAAATAGTTGCTCAATATTTACCACCAGAATATCCTTTTGATGTTGTAGGTGGTGAAAGAAATATTAAACAAACTGATTTTGATGATAGAGTAGATGTTGTACCAGTAGCTGATCCTAATATATTTTCAATGTCACAGAGAATTACACTTGCACAAACGCAATTACAAATTGCAACAAGTAATCCACAACTTCATAACATGTATCAAATCTATAGAAATATGTATAATGCGATTGGTGTAAAAGATGTAGATGCAGTTCTACCTCCACCACCACCAGAAGCGCCTAAAGATCCAAGTTTAGAGCACATTGATGCAATGGGTGGCAAACCTTTTAAAGCGTTTCCAGGTCAAGACCATCAAGCACACATTACAGCTCACTTAAACTTTATGTCTGTTAACATGGTTAGAAATAATCCACCAGTTATGGCTGCAATTCAAAAAAATATATTAGAACACATTTCAATTATGGCTCAAGAACAAGTTCAAATGGAGTTCAAAGAGCAAATGATGGAGATGCAAATGCTACAACAACAAGCAGCAACAAATCCACAGGCTCAACAAATGTTACAACAGATAACTCAATCTATTGAAGGAAGAAAAGCAGTGTTAATTGCTGAAATGACGGAAGAATTTATGAAAGAAGAGAACCAAATTACTTCACAATTTGATAATGACCCACTATTAAAGTTAAAATCACGTGAAGTTGATTTAAGAGCAATGGAAAATGATAGAAAAAGAGAAGCTGATGAAACAAAAGCCAATTTTGATAGAGCAAAATTGATGCAAGCAAGAGATTTAGCTGAAGATAAGATGGATCAGAACGAAGATTTAGCAGAATTAAGAGCAGGAGTAAGTCTTGCAAAAAAAAATAATGCTAATATAAACTAGTAAAGGTAAAAACTATGATGAACTATAAAAAAACAAAAAATGTTAGTGTTCCAAGTCAAAATGTAGAGATAGATCCAAGATCTAAGACTACTGCTGACAATGCTTTCAACTATATTCCTACTGGAGACAAGGAAAAAGTTAGCGGAACTAAAAGAATGCTAAAAGATAAGAAAAAAACAGCTACTTGGTACTAATATGTGGTTTCAGGCAATTAAATTAGCCGTTTCTGCTGGTAGTAAAATTTACGCTAACAAACAGAAGACTAAAATGGCAATGTCGGACGCACAATTGATGCATGCATCACGTATGGCCGAAGGAAAAGAAGCTTACCAAGGTAAACTTCTTGAAGCTAGACAATCGGACTGGAAGGACGAGGCCGTTTTGATAATTTTAAGTTTGCCCGTGGTAATTTTGGCGTGGGCAGTTGTAAGTGAAGACCCAACAGCAATGGACAAGGTAAAACTGTTCTTTGACATGTTCTCGCAGCTCCCTTCATGGTTTACAAATCTTTGGATCCTTGTCGTGGCGTCGATATATGGTATAAAGGGTACACAAATTTTTAAAAACGGAGGAAAAAAATAAT